TGCTGGCTGCATCATTCTTTTACTGCTAAACCTTATTACTAAATGACAACCGTTGCCGCCAAAGTATCTACGGGAGAAATTGCCGCAGATTCGATGGTTAGCGGCGACGACTCCTTCTATCTCGTGGAAAAACTCCGCAGGGGAAAAAACTCTGTATATGGGGCTTGCGGAGATTGGGATAAATGCTTGAAAATGCTACAGGTTTTGGAATCCGGTGGAGAACTGGACTCCGACACCGACGTTACCGTTCTTGAGCTTAGAAGTGACGGTCTCTGGGTTTACGAGGGGACTATCATTCCTGCGCGTATTAAGAACGACTTTTGGGCGATTGGAACTGGGGCAAATTACGCAATAGCAGCTATGCACTTAGGGTTATCACCTACCGAAGCCGTAAAGCTCGCTTGCCTGTATGACACCTCATCCCATGAACCTATAGACACTATGCGCTTGGGAGGGATTCGTGGCCGTAGCAAGAGTACCGGACGAGAAAATAATTGATGCTCTGAAACGCTTGGGTAGTCCTACCTATGTCGCTAAAGAGTTGGGAATGGATGTCACCACCGTCTACAAGAGACGAACCGCCATTCAGAAGAAGTTAGGGATAACCCTACCCTCTTTTGCCGCCAAACAGGAATCGGTCGTAAAGACTATCATTCCTGATAACAAACGCATCCTTTCCCACCAAGTCGACAATGGGCGGGTTTTTGTGGCCTCTGACTGCCATTACTGGCCCGGTGAGGTAACGGTAGCCCACAAAGCCTTCATCGCCTTGCTGACCGAATTTAAGCCCCAGACGGTCATCCTGAACGGGGATGTCTTTGACGGCTCCAGAATCAGCCGCCACGAGCCTCTTATGGGGACTAACCCCCCTACCCCTAAACAAGAGATAGAAGCCTGCCAGGACCGTCTAGATGAGATTAGGAACGCTACCAAGAACGCTCGCTGTTTCTGGACTTTTGGTAATCACGATGTCCGGCTGCACCGCTATATTGCTGTCAACGCTCCTGAGCTATCCGACTTCCAAGGACTATTCGACTACTTCCCCGGCTGGCACACGGGCTGGCGAGTAGACATAAACGATGACGTAGTTGTGAAGCACAGGTGGCATAACGGCCAACACGCAACGTATAACAATACGCTGAAGTCCGGAAGAAGCATCGTCACCGGACACCTTCACAAGCTCCAGGTTTACCCGTGGTCGGACTATGACGGGCGACGATACGGTGTAGATACCGGGACTTTGGCAGAACCCTACGGAGACCAATTTACCTACACGGAATGTAACCCCGTGAATTGGTGTAGCGGTTTTGCTGTTTTGACGTTTAACAATGGCAAACTACTGCCGCCAGAACTATGCGAAGTAATAGACGGAGAGGCTTACTTTAGGGGAGAGAAAGTATAGGGAGATAATGAGTGACCCGATTGAGACAACACGGGCAGCACTAGGAAGTATAAAAGAAGCAGTCAAGGTCGGGCGTGAGATAAAAGAAACCGCTAAGGAGGTCAATACCTTCTTAGACGAGGAAGCAAAAGCCCGTGTAGCGTGGAAGCGCAAACAACAACAAGCCATGCGGCGCGGCGATATGGTGTGGATGGAGGCGGTGGAAGAGTACCGAATCATCCGTCAAATCCGCGAAGCCGAACAAGCCATGTACCGGGATGTAGAGCGAGAGTTTGGACGCTCCGCAGTCTCGGAAGTCAAATCCTTAATCAACCAACTTCGTAAAGACCACCGGGAACTCAATGACGAGTTCTACCGCAACCGTATGCAGGCCAGACGGGAGTGGGGTGGGATTTTTCTAGTTTCAGCAATCATCTACGGAATTTTCAAAGCAACGGGAGTCATGTAATGCTAAGTCTGTTATCTACCCTCGGCGGTCTACTTATCTCTGGATTACCTAAAGTTTTGGAGTTCTTCCAAGATAAGGCGGATAAGAAGCATGAAATGGAGCTTGCACGGGTCCAGACGGAGCGAGAACTAGCTCTAGCCCGGGAAGGGTTTTTAGCCCAGCAGAAGGTCGAGGAAATCCGCACAGACCAGATTGCCATGCAGGCAGAGTCTCAGATGCAACAGGCAGCTCTAGCCCACGACGCAAAGATTCTAGACAAGTCTAGCAAGTGGGTGGTGAACTATGTCGGGACGGTAAGACCGACTATTACCTACATCCTGGTTCTTGAACTCGTGGCAATCAATGTCTGGATTATGTGGCACATCTTCTCCCTGCCCGGAGTTATTACAAGCATTGACGACGTTCTCAAGTTCTCAGACGTAGTGTTTAGCCAAGACGAAATGGCTATGCTTGGCGGTATTATTGGCTACTGGTTTGGTTCTAGAGGATGGGCTAAGAAATGATGGAGTTTGCCGCTTTGTTTGCCGAATACCCTGTCGCCACAAGCCTTATCTTGGCTGCGGCGGCTAACTATCTAATCATTACCTTTGCGGGAATGTTTGAGTGAAGATTAGTGCCGAATGTCTAAAGATGATAAAGCACCATGAAGGAGTTCGTACTCGCCCTTATCGTTGTCCTGCTCTTTTGTGGACTGTTGGGGTTGGTCACGTTATTGACCCTTCGCATATTGGAGTCAAACTAGATGAGCGCAAGAACCTACCAATCCCTGCTGGATGGGACCGAGTTCTCTCAATGGCAGAGGTGGATTCAATCCTTGCAGACGACTTGGTTAGGTTTGAGCGAGGAGTGCTACGACTTTGCCCTCAAAATCTCACTCAAGGCCGCTTTGATGCCCTGGTTAGCTTTTCATTCAATGCAGGACTCGGAAACCTCCAAAAAAGTACCATCCGCATGAAGCACAACCGTGGAGACTTTGAGGGTGCAGCGGAAGCGTTTATGGCCTGGACCAAAGCCGCAGGCAAAGAATTACCAGGTCTGGTTAAACGTCGGAAGGACGAGGTTTCGCTTTATTCATCTCAAGAATCCGACTCTTCAGCTCAAGAGTAACGTCTAGTCCGTTCTTATCCTCGAACCCCTGCAACCACTTTCTTCGCTCTTCCTTCGTTCTCATCTTCAGAACAAAGCGAGCTAGACCCTCTATCTTGGCTTCGTGTTCGGACATGACCATCTCTAGTATCTCCTCCCTAGAAGCTATAAATTCACCCCGGCTAACGATGCCGAGCAAATGTTTTATGCAACGCTTTTCTGGCGGCTGATACGATTCTAATGGCGTCTCGCTTGCGAACAAAGACCCCGAGGTGTATTCGTTTGTGGTCGGCGCAGATGTGGGCTTCATACTTGCCATTATCCCGTTTGTAGACCCCTTTTACATTCGTCTTGGTAGGTTGCTTCCTACGGGAGTTCCAGCGGTTCTCCATCTGCGTAGCTGCGCGGAGATTAGACATCCTGTTGTCTGCGGGTTTGCCGTTTCGGTGGTCGATAGCCTCTGGCAGCCAACCTTTATGAAACAGCCAGATGAGCCGGTGCTCCATGTAGTACTTCTTGGCTATACCAATTCTGATATAACCCCGTTTGTTAGGAGAGCCGGCCCTCTTGCCGGCATACCTCCGATTCCACATCACATAAGCAGAATACTTGGCAAACGACTCCTCGGGTCTGGGCTTCCAGTACAGGTGGCCTCTCTTATAAGTAAAGAGGCTCCTGAGTTCATTTTTGCTTATCAAACTCTTGGATAATCCTGAGCATATTGGGAGGTCTCCAGCCAGCAGGCTTCATAATCTTGCCGTGGTCGTCTCGCAAGACGGTTCCTAGTTCGGCGTCAATCTTCTTGAGGTTCGTGATTGTGACCTCATCCCACCCCCATTCGATTGGCAGGTCCATGACCTTCCCTAGACCTATTAAGACCCAGATAGAGTCGCAAATCGCATCCAAGGCATCTGCTTTCGCTACCTGCTCGTCCTGAAGGTTCTCGGAAGAGTGGAAAGCGGCCATCGCTTCTTCTAACTCCCCAATCTCCTCCCGCACCAAGTCTAGGTACAAACCGACCTTTTTCTGGTCTGGTCCGTGTCCTGCCGCCTTCATAAAGGCATCTACATCATAGAAAATGCTCATGTTGTTCACCAAGGAATATCGTCATCCATTGCGACCAAATCTGGTTCGGGTTTCTTCTGCCGGGGTTCTTGAACCTTCAGGCTCATAAACTTACCCTTCTTGCCTTCCCGAATCCACGCGGCCAGTTCGTACTCCTTGCCGTCCACGTTTATCTTGCCCTTGTAAGCCGGAGCCTTCTCGTTCTCGGATTCGTTCTTAAACAAAACTCCACTATTCGTATTGTCGTATTGCATATTCACCTCGCTGCTAAGTACAAGCCCACATTACCTAGTGCATAACCTAGAAAGGCTATGCCTAGCCCTATTTTACCCTCTACCAGCAGTTGAACCGCTACTAGAAGGTATACAACACCTATCCCTGCAATCAGCCACGACGCCATTCTGACCACACGGAAAATATAACGACTCCGGCCATAAACAGCAGAAACTTGGCCGGTCCTAGAGAATCCCAATCCACTACAAATACTGTCCAGTTCATTCTTCGTCTCCCGATGCTCTCCGCATCAACTGATACTTCACCGCCTCTAAAACACCCACCACAGCCGCTACTGGCATCTGCTCCCCGTAGTTGTCTATAACCTCATAGATTTCCTGCGCGAGAGCTTCTACCAAGACTGTGTTCACTTAGACTCTTCCTCGACCTCGGCCAGAAAGGCCGTGACTTTCTCAAGCATATCTGCCAGTTCTTTTTCGGTAGGCGTGTAGCGGACTATAAAAAGTCTCTTAGATTCCCGAACTCTGTCGTCAAAACTAACAAAGTCCACCCACTTCCTGCCCGTACAGAGCAGTTGGCACATCATCTGTCGCTTGTATTTCGTAGGGACTTTGCCTTCTTTTCTGTATTGGAGGTGGGTGCGTGTTCGCGGACACTTGATTTCGATAAGACCTTCTCCGGCCAAGCCATCAGGAGAAGCCCCAAAGTACGGGATTTCGGGGTGGAGCCAGAACCCTGTCTG